GAGTTGGATATGATGGATCATCCCGGCTATGATGCGTATAATCTGACTGAATTTTCGCAGCAGACCGCGTCGATGTGGGTCGACGATTTCGCTTTGAATTCAGCTCAGGCGCAGGTGGTGGATGATGGGTTCGCTTCTGCTAAGGTGCAGTTGGATCAGATCTTTGCTCCGACGAATCAGAGGGGTCATCCGAAGACTCAAGCCGTTCATTATAGGGCTGTTGGTTGTGGAGAGGGTCTGCACTTTAGTGGGATCAATGAAATACAGACGCTGAAACAATGCGTACGCGTTATGATGGCATACGTAGGCCTCTTGGTGTTTCGCATCGGGGTGAACAGTTTGCGAGCAAACTTATAACTCAGTACTTCTTTGAAGCTAAAACTATGGATGTCACTTTTGAAGAGTATTGCGATTTGCACGCCGATGTGGTCATCCGTCAGTTTCTTGTTGATGCAAAGAAGAAGAACTATTTCAAGCGGTTCGACAGTGTCGGGGGTGACGACTATCTGCCTGATGTAGTCACAGTGCAGTTTCATTTAAAACGTGTCTTTAAGCCTTTCAACACAATGAAAGATATCAATTTTGATAAGGCTGGGCAAGGTATTTCGGCGTGGTCGGTGCCACTTCTAATTGCCTTCTGCGTTATGTTTCGCCTTTTGGCTGCATACGACAGAGACACTGATACGAAAACTCGACAGACTTATGTGGCCACTGATAATGGTGTTAATCAGCTTGAATTCATGCGTGATGTAGCGGCTGTTATGCGACGATTGGCGAAGTGGCCTATGCGAAAGGTTATTGGTGATGGTGTGATGTATGATGCTATGCAGGATGAGTATACGCAACATTTGGAGGCTCAGTACATGACGTACTTGGGGGCACCTGTGGACTTCGTTGAATTCTACTTTCAGTTTAGGCATCACATGCGTGTGCGCAATGGTGTAGTGACAGTGATGATTTTGTTCCAGAAGATGAGCGGGGAGCCCGCCACTCTCTGGGCTAATGGCATCGGTGTCAAAGTAGTCGTTTGGTGCTCGGCTAGGGGCGGGGGCATGTGCTTGTTTATCTATAAAGGCGATGACACATTTAAGTGTCAGGCTGGATTAGAGGTCGATGAAGATCTCTTGAAGGAGTTCTACTGTCACACCAATCTGAGATTGAAGGTCCAGGTTGTTGAAAAAGGGGAATTCTGTGGTATGACTATGATAGACGGCTTATTAGTGCCAAACATTCATAGAATACTCGCAAAAATTGTGGCTTATAGAGCCAAGACGTACAAGGATTTTGCCGAGTATCAAAAGTCTCTTAGAGACTACGAAAAGATATTCGCAGCTATAGGAGAGGAGAATTGCGTCTTGGCGATGTGTGATCTCAAAGATTGTTCTCGTGAAGATGCAGAGATGGTCATGGATGCCATAAAGTCGTGGGCCCATGTAGATGAGCAGCAGTGGCGCAACGCCACTTTTGACTTCACTGAGGCAGTGGCCATCCCGTACATGGATGAATGGGGGGATTTGCAGTTGCTTTGGTAAGTACCAAGCAACTATGTATAGTGTATATATGTATAAATAAACAACTCACGTTTATTAGGTTAGGGTATTAAAGTGTAAAGTGTAATATAAACTATTAGTTACAGTTTAATAACAAGTGTGTGTAGATCATGAATCCATTAGTTCCAGAGTTTGTTCCTCAATCTCAGCGTAGGCCATCAGGTCAGGCAGTTAATCGAAATCAACGAAACTCAAAGAAGTTCTCTGGTCTCAAGCCCAACCCAGTTGCCAAGTTGAGTAAGGAGGAATTGGAGATCAGGAGTTTGCGTAATCAGGTTGGTCAGTTGAAAGACAATGCTGCTAAGATGAAGAAAACTCCTTATGAAATTACCGTTGCACCCAAGAAAGGGAAGGCTAGGGCTATGGCTGCGGGGGAGATACTGCCGTACTCTCCCGTCAAAGGTTCGCTCCGTCCTGGGGCGGAACCGGTTTCGAACTACCTACTCTGTGCTTTGATGCCAGATGAGCATATTGCTTCAATTCCGGACGAGAAGTCAGAACCTCATGTTCTAAAACCGCTACCCATCACTCAGAATGTGTTGGTGGGCGCTAGTGGGAGAGGAATTTTCTTCTTCTTCCCATGCCATCCTACTGATTTGGTGGGTTGGCACTATGTTTGGAACGGGACTACTTATGTCTACGATACGACTGTCAGAGTCGCTCAGGACCTTAAGGTGTCTTTTGATTACGAGAGGAATATATCTCGCATCATTACGGTCAAGTCGACGACTATCCCCATTGGGAATTTCGCCTTGAATGGCACTATCAATGCGGTAGTGGTTAATGC